ACTCATTATTATTGGATTCTTCGGTTTTGAATTTTAATTTTTCTTTGAGTTTATCTTCTAGACTTGGTAGTATCTTATTCCACACTGAACTATCATCTCTCCAATCTTTATAAAAACCTAATACATCCCCGTTGATTGCGTATCGATGTCCTTGTTTTTCTATTACTCCATATCCTTCAGCCATCTCTAGTAAACCAGAATATTTAGAAAGACCATTTTGAAAATTTAAATACATTTCACATTCTAAAAATGGAGGAACAAATCGATTTTTTGTAGTTAATGCTCTCATAGTAAGACCATTTACATCTTTAGAAATTGGTGATGATTCATCACTTGCATTTTTATTATCGGATTTCCCTACTCTTTCTTGTTTAGTGGACATCTGAACTAACACTGAAGACATATATAAAGGACCCGATCCGCCAGATTGGTTTTTAACCAATGTGGGATACATGGCTCCTGGATTGTCATATATATGGTTTGTAAAAACAACTGGACAATTAGCTTTAGCTGATACGTGAGTTATAGCTCTAAGTAAACTTTTTAGTGCGACAGCCCTAGAACCCATATCAGCAGAATCTTTTCCATCATCTATTACTTTAGCTTCTCTGGATGAAATTAAATTACCTAAAGAATCAATAGCTAACATAACCTTTCCTTGTAATCCATTTTCAATAACATTTTTTAAAAATTTAACTATTTGGTTTCTACAATCTTCTATTATTTCAATAGGACAATGTTTTATTTTTGATGGGTCGCATCCTAAGTTTTTTGCGGTATCTCTATCTAATGCATTTTCGGTATCAAAGTATACAACATGCATACCTTTTTTCTGAGCATTAGCCATAATTTTATTAACCATTAATGTCTTTCCACATGCTTGAGGCCCAGCAAATCCTGTGATCCTACCCATTGGGATTCCCCCATACAAAGAACCAGAAATAATAGCGTTTAATGCCATACAACCAGTATCCACCCATTCATTTACAGTAGATAATGTATTTTCATTTAAAAAAGCTGCTTCTGGATTTAAATCATCTAAAATTTTAAATGCGTCTGATATAGATCCAATTGTTTTTTTGTCATCGTCGATTTCTTTTTTTATTTTTGCCATATTAAACAGTATAATAAAAAACCCTGAAAAGTCAAAGTCTTTTCAGGGTTTTTTTGTCTACATCAATAATGTTATTACTCATCAAACAATTTTATAACATCGTTTGATTGGTTTTGGTCTTGTTGTTGTGGAGTGGATCCACTTACAAATTCATTGTTTTTGTTAAACATCTGAGAATATTGCGATTGTAGTCTAAAATCAATCGTATCAATTGATGTTTCAACAATTTTATCTTTACGAAAAGAAAAGACAATATCTTCTGTTTTGTCGGCCAAAAATTCTCTAAAAAATAATGGAAATAGCTGTACCGACATTCTACCTGAATTATCAGGTGACGGTGGTACATGCAATATTACTGGATTTTTAACCTTTAAAACAGAATCAGTTGATTCCACTAATTCAGCCACGATGTTTCTTCCTAGATAATCTAGGAAGACTGTTATGTTTGTTTTTGTTGTATTACTCATATAGCTTATATATTAATACAATATATATTAAAAATCAATATGTATAAGTAATTTTATGAAAGAAAAATTTAAATTAATTTTTGATCCTTATACAAATTCAACTAGAAATTATGTACAACATATTGATTATAAAAATATAACAATACCGAAAGATGTGTTTGATGATATGACAGAAGATGAACTGTTAAATTATGTAAATCAGCATTTACTCGATATCAATAAACAAATTTCTAATAAACCAATAAAAAAACCAGATAACTTAAATTTAAGTGACGAAGAAATAGCCAAATACTTTTCTGAAATAAAAAACAAAATAAACAATATGGAAAGCTTTAAACATTATTTTCACCGGATAGTAAACTAATTATGTCTGTGACTTGTTCACATCCAACTGCTGGTAACGGCCATCCGATTATGTGATATATTCTGCTTATTACTGGTAAAACATTTTTCTCAAACATCATTTTATAGTTTGGCTTTATAACTTTTAAAAATTCTTTTGGATATTCATCTATAAAAGCCATAGTTTTTATAGAAAATTTATTTTTTTCACAGTAAAAATATTTTATTTTAGTACCATTACCTATTTCAGAATATAAATGTTTTAAATTTTCATCATTTAAAAGTTTATTATAATATAATGCTCCTTGATAATGGTTGGGAGTTCCTTTTCCAAACTTGTTATCTATAAATAAGTCATTCCACTTTTTATAACTTTTTGCATTTTTTCTGACCGCAATACAATTTATTGGTAATGCACAAAATTGATCGTATCCATTATGAAATAATTCTGTTGCTTTTTTTCTATCCTTTGAAAGAATTGCTGATTCTATCACGTTTTTTGTTAATTCTTTTACTTCTTTTGATAAAGCAGATTTGACTATCTCTATTCCTTTATATAAAAATTTATTCGTTTTTATACCTTCATTATCTAAAACATGTAGTATATAAAATTTCTTAGCTTGAAGTAATGCTACATCACATGTTTTTTCTCTTTTAAAGAAATATCTAGGATCTTCTGAGTTTAATTCTTTTTTAGCCCAAACATTAATTTCTGAATTAACATATTTTCCTAAATTTTCAATTAGTTCATTAGCTTCAGGTGTTATTTTGTTACCATCAGTTAACTTTATTCCTTTTTGTGTAAAAAAGTGTTTAAATGATAGGAATGCACTATCCGTATCTATATATTTAACTACGTCATCATATTTTCCTTTATACGAATTATTCAGTAGATATTCATAAAATAAATTTGATCCTTTTTTAACTACTGCTTGTCCCGTTAAGGTTACGCTTTTTGCATGATCAATATCAAAAAATGGAGAATATTGTTGAGAAAAAATACCATAAATGGAATTAATTAATGTTTTATATACATTTGATAATGAATCATTATCATTTGCTATAGTTTTAAGTCTATTTATTTCATCTTTATCTATACATTTTGCTAATTTCTTTTTAGCATCAAGCATCTTATTTTTTGCTTTTACTCGTTCATTATAAATTTTATCTATTAAGTTTGGAACTACCCCTTTAAATTTCTGAGTATATAAAACATTTGCTTTTGTTACTGATAATTTTTCATCTTTTATTAACGTTATAAACTGTTCTTTATTTAGTTTTACTATAGCGTTATTGACTAATTTTAAAGTATACTCATTATTTTTTGTTTCTATTACTTTACCTATTTTTGTTTCTGGTGAAATATTCAATGTTATAATGGTATTAGGATATAGACTATTCGCATCATATGTAACAACATCTTCATATAAATTTGGTTTTGGCTGTAGAACATAACCACCTTCGAATTTTTGTTTTATGTTATCATATGTAAAAGTAGGTATTATTAAATTTTGTAATAAAGCTTGATGCGCTACTGCTCCAGTAATCAAAGAAACTTTACCCATTGATTTTTCAAACGGAATAAATCCTTTATACGAAAGGTTCCGTATTAAATCCATATACTTTAGTTTTTCATCTAATTTTACCAATAGTCTTACGTCTTGTATGTTATAATCTACAAACGTATTCCAATCAGTATCTGCTAATTTTGTTAAAGATGTTGAATTATAATTTAATTTAGTTTCTTCTAATTCATATTCTCCGATATATCCTAAACTATAGGATTCTCTTTCTCCGGTAGAAAACGTTTTATAAACGTCCATGTAATCCAAACAACTTATACCATGTAAAAACCATTGGTTTTTTTTCTGTCCTAATTTATTAACAGATACATCTTCTCTATATTCAATTCTTTCTAATGGAGACATTTTTTTATTTTTATCTTCATCAAATAAAATTGTTAACCTATTCATTATATATGGTAAATCATAACCATGAAAGTTCCATCCTGATACTATATCTGGGTAGTTTTTTCTCCAAAACTTTAAAAAAGTATTTAATAAATCTTTTTCGCTAAAACATTTTGTATATAAAACATCTTCTTGATTTGTATGATATTCTTTTAACCCCCAAACATGATATCTTTTAAATAAAGAATCATAAACTGTAATAACGTTGATCATATCCTTAGCCTCTTCTGCTGTGCTAAAGGGATCTAATTCATTTTTTTTATATGTTTCTATATCTAGAAAAAATATTCTAAGAGGATTTTTAGAAAAATCATCACGTAAAGATTCATCTTTAAATGTAGTAAGCAAGAATTGCTGCTCTGTATTTAAATTAAAAAAAATTCTTTTATTAGGAGTATCTTTAACATAAGATCTTCTTTTAAAATTATTAATAAAACTTAATTTCTTTAATTTAGTATTAAAGATTGATGTAGCATCATGTTGATTTTTATCCTCAATATAAAGGAAAGGTTCGTATGAAGCTTCGGCTTTTATTCTTTGACCATCTTCATCCCAAGTCCAAAGATGAATTATACTTTTTTTGTAATCGTAATATATGTTTCTATACATTAGAAATTATAATACTGACTATAAAAATAAAAACAATAATTATTTTTTAAAATTTTGTTCCGGATTCAACTTTATTAAATTAGGACTCATAATATTTCTTTCTTCAGATCCCCAATCCGTAAAATATAAAGCTTCATACTCGTTTAAGTGATCTTCGAGCCATAATCCTTCCACAAAATTTCTAGATTTTTCAGATAATTTCATATACCTATCAAAATCAGAAGTAATATATTCTAATTGATCTATTAGATCATTACCTGTAATGAATTTTGTTTCCGCATCTTTATATGTACATAAATCTTGAAATGCTCCCGGCATACCTAAAGCTCCAGATTCAATCATTTTAATGTTGCTTTTTGATTTGTTAAAAACATTATCTTGTAATGACGCGAAGACTGCATTGCATTCAGTATCAAATAATCCTTTTGGATAATCTAATAACGAAGACCATTCTATGTATTCCATTTCACCATTATCGATGTATGGTTTTACAGCTAGTGGATAGCATCCTTTCCAAACAAATTTAAACCTTTTCCTAGCTTTTATAATAGCTTCTGTTACATGTTTAAAATCATCATTCAAGCCTGTTTTATTTAAAACATCTATATGAGTACCTGATCCAGAATATAATATTCTTGGTCGTTTTTTATTCTTTTCGTATAATTTTTGTATTCGATCTTTTTTATAAAAATTATCTAGCCAGAACTTAGGAGGATAATTTGGTATTACAGTAACTCGATTTGTTCCTATTTTTTGTTTATAATATTCTTTCATGTAATCACATGTAACTGTTATTTCATCCATGGATTGCATGATTTCAACTATACTTTCTGTTACTGCTTGATCACAAAATGGATCTTTGCATCTATTATAATCTGGAATATCATCTTTAAATACTATGTCATCAATTTCATAAATTAAATTAAATCCAAATTGCTTGCTTAACTTTTTAAGTTCACCTACAAACATTTTTTGACTTGGCGTAGCCTGTCTCTGCATTCGGATTGATTTTATATTTTGATAAAATCTACCATCTAAAACCATACATGTTAGACCGCTAATACACGCTTTTTGATATCCATTTAATAGATATTCCGGCCATATCATTCTCCAATACCCACATCCACCATAATCAGCATAATAATTTATAGCTCTTGATAATTTCGCTTCCGGCATTTCGACTGGTGGTGGTTGAGGAACACTAACAGGAGTATATGAGACGTAAGTGTATGACGGTAGTCCTATTGGGCTTCCATTGGGTAAACTTGGAATTCCAACTCTTGTGGAATCATATTTATATATGATGTTAGAGCTAGATTTATCCGTGGCTTCTTTTTTAATTTTTAACCCCATAATTTTATATTATTTAATTTAAAAGTTTTAATTATCAACTAACTAATTTAGTTTGACCATTCTCTTTCTCCAAGAGAATAACATTATCAATATTTGTTTTAGTTGAAGTCTTATGAGATATAATATACACTGATTCTTTATATTTTTCAACTTTTAACTTTAAAATATTTAATATTTTATCAATACCTAAATCGTCCAACGCAGAATCAAATAATTCATCATATATATTAAGTGAATACGAAACTCCGGAATGTAATCTTAAAATATCTTGAAACATGAATAATACTGCTACATCTATTCTTTTTCTTTCTCCGCCACTAAAATTAAAATATGAACATTCTTTTCCTTGTTCGTTATATATTGTTTCTTCGAATACATCATTAAATTGACATGAACATGGAGCATCGAATGTTTTTAAATAAAAGTTTAATCTTTCATTTAATACGTTTAATATTTTTTTAATAATAAATGTTTTAACTCCATCTTCTGATACTATAAATTTACATGAATCAAGAACTTGTAATTGTTTTTTAACGTTTAGTAAGTTATTATTTAGATTTTCAATTTTGTTATTACAATCTGTAATATTTTTATCGTAGTCGTATTTTTCACTTTTAATCTTTAAAATATCATCGTCATATTCTTTGTTTTTTTCTATCAGATTTTCAATTTTTTGTTTAATAACCGATGCTTTTGTTAATTCCGAGTTTAATTCTTTATGTTTATTTTTTAATTTTGAAATTCCGTTGTTTAATTCTTTTAGTTTGAATTCATTGGCTTCTTTTTTAGTTAAGATAGCTTCATATTTTTTAGATTCGATATCAATTTGCAAATCTAAGTCTTTCATTTTTTTAGCTACCGAATCAATGTCTTCTTTACAATAATCTCGATTACATACTGGGCATGTATTTCCTTTATCTATGATTTTATGCTTTTCTTTTTTTAATTGATGTATTTCGGCATATATTTCTGCTTTATTATTTACAATATTTGTATTTTCCGATTGTAACTTTTTAAGTCCAATATCTAATATCTTTACCTTATTTTCAATATTCGAAATATCGGTTTTAATAACATTTATGTCTATATTGGAAGTGGATGTTAATTCTAATATAGACTTTTTATTTAATTCTATTTTTTCTGTAACCGATTTAATTTTATTATTTTTAATTTCTTCTCCGTTTAATTTTTGTCTTTCAAATATTTCTAAATTTTTTTGTTGGTTTACAAAGTCATTACTTAATATGTCGTTTTCTTTTTTATAATCATTATATTCGGATCTTATTTTTAATAACATCTCTCCAAAAATATCTAATTGTAATATTCCTTCTATGAATTTTCTTTTTTCTATTTTCTTTTGAGCCATAAAAGGAAGAGTATTATTGGCTGACATTATAACAGAATTTTTAAATACCTCTTCCGTTCCACCTATTATTTTTTTTATCAATTCATCTGTGGATGGAATTGTAGATGGTGTTATATCTTCATCATTACATAATATTGTGATTTTTGATGGTTCTAAAAATCTAGAAACCGTATATCTTTTTAATCCTTCTTCATTTTCTACATTAAAACTTAAATCTACTTGTCCATTGTTTTTACTTTTATTATGAAGAATTTTATCTTTTTTTAAATCTCTTAATGTGTTACCAAATAAGTTCCAATAAATAGCATCAGTTATTGTGCTTTTACCTATACCATTTTTCCCACCTGTATCTTTATTTTCTCCGGTTATAAGAGAAATACCATAATTAAATTTTAATATGATCGGAGATTCTCCAACAGATAAAAAATTTTTAATTAAAATGCTTTCGAATACTATTTTTTTCATCAGAAAGAATTAAAATTATCATAATATTTTTTATCATTCATATAATGGGTTCTATCCATGTTATTTGGTAATTCAATAAATCTAGGTATATCCATTGCTGTTGCTATCGCAGTCGGCCCCGTTAAATTACCAACATAAAACTTACAGCTATTTAATTTTATTACAAAATCATATAAATTATCTACCAATAATAATTCTACCTCATTTTTATATTCAAAACTTTCATATTGAGATTTTTCAAAACAAATAAAATAACAATTATTATTTTTTATAAAATTTTGATATTCATTATTTTTTTGAGAATCTGTATATCTAAGGGACCGATTTATTAATACAGAATTTGAAAATTTATTATCTTTTTCTTTTATAGAAATCCATTTATAGTTTTTTGGTGTTTCTTCTCCGTCGAAAAATGTTTTAAACAATAAATCTATCCAAGAGGTTTGATATAAAAAACGAGAATGTCTAAATGACGATAAGTTTATATCGTAATCTTCGTTTTCATATATACTTAAAGAATTAAACCATTCTTGTTGACTTAATACCGGATATAAATCTTCTTTAGTATCAGTTAAAGATTTTAGAAATGTATCCCCATTGTTAGATAGTAATATATCGGATTTGTTTTGTGTTTTATCATAAACAAATTTACAAACACTTAAACAATGAAAAAAATCTCCTAATTTACCGCCAGCTAAAAATTTTTTATTTTCCATACATTTTAGATGAACCTTGTTTATATAATTTCTGAGGAGTTTGTGTTACTATAAATTCATTAATTTTTTCATCGATTTCTTGTATTAAATCGGTTCTAAAAGAATTAGCTGTATTAGTAATTCTAGTCGCATCAGCAATTTGCTTATCTGATGCTTGTTTTTGTCTTTTTATATCTTCAGCCATCCAAATTCTAATATTTGTAATGGTTAATTTGTCTATTAAATTTCCGATTGTTTCCATATTTTACTATTATTAAATAAATTTAAATTTACATACCAATCTTCATATGGTTTATTATTCCATTCTGGATTAGGATCTAAACATATTGCATTATCAACTATTCTAGTATAACCTTTACTTGTTAATAAATCAAATATTTTATTTTTAGATTCTGAACCAGAGATATAAAAATTATGTTCTACAGTCATTAATTTGAATTTCCATTTATCAAAATCGATAGTTTCTAGTATTGTATATTCATGACCCTCTACATCTAAAGACAAATAATCTATTATATTATTATTTAAATTTTTTTCTAAAATATCATTTAAAATAAAACATGGGGTTTTAATTCCATGGTTTGAGATTTTATCAGATGAAAAATAACATTCTCCATTAGTATTGGAAACTGCTCCATAGATATTAGTGCATTGTCTATTTTTAATTAATTTTTGATACACTTCAAAATTTGCTTCTATGCAAATTCCACTCCAATTGTTATATTTTTCTAATGTATAAGTATTACTGGTTTGTATTCCGTCATAGGCACCAATATCAATAAAAATTCCTTCAGTTTTATTTGATAAATTTTGTAAAACCCATTTATCTTGTTTTGATTGTGAATAATATATCATACGTTATTTATAATATTATATAAATTATCTTTAAAGTTTTTAGTACTCCACTTTGATCTGTAATATTTTACATAATCAACATCGTTATTTAATATTTGTTTTAAGTTGTTATTATTTGATATTGATATATCTGGAGTTTCTTTTGTTATATGACGAAACATATATGAATTATTAACCGCTAATGGAGTATCTACGCTTACAGCATAATCTATTACTGATGATAATCCTCTACCATGCATATCATCATATAAAAAAATGTTTATTGAATTAGAATTTAAAAATTTTAAAATTTCATCATCCGATAAAAAATTGGTTGTGAATTCAATTTTTACATTTGAATTTGTTATATTTTTTTTACATCTATCTATTATGTTACTGGTTGTTCTTCCACTATAATCACCATAAAAAGGATTTGTTATATGTAATCTTATAATAGCTTCGTCAAATTCATTTGAAACTAAATTACAAATTTTTTCAAATCCTTTATTATCAAATCCAAATCCAAAGCTTCCTACGATTGGAATGTCGTTTTTTTGTTTTTCTGAATTAAAATCAAAAATCGGCCTCAATAATGGATATAGTTTATTAGATGGGTCACTTGACATATCAGCAGTTAAATAACCATTATTGTGTAAATGCGTTGGTAAATTTAATTCATGAAAAATAAAAAATTGTTTTTTGCTACTTAATTCATGTGTTTTTTGAATTGATAGCCAATTCATTGTAGCTGTATGCCAATTATAAATTATAACATCTGGATTATAACTCGTTATAATACAATTAAATTCTTCCTCATTGTCAGTTTCTAAATTTAGAAACTGATATCTAGATTCTGTATTTAAAATGTTGCTTATTCTCTTACCATATTGGTAAACGCCACATTCTGAAATTTTGCTATTTACTAGTAAAACTTTCACTTGGAAATGATTTGAAACTTAGGACATGGTACTATAAAAGACCCACCCGAAGATAAAAATTCATCTTCTCGTTTTACAAACTCATTAATAAAATGCCAAGGTAAAACCAACATATAGTCGGGTTTCATTAGTCTTACTTCTTCTTCTGATTTAATCGGTATATTAGTTCCTATTGTTTTCAAACCAAATTTATAATGACTTCTTTCGGCTATAGCATCAATTAATGTATTATCTAATCCGAAATATTGAAGAAGAGTATTTCCTTTAGTTGATGCTCCGTATCCACAAATAATTTTTCCTTTTTCTTTTTCTTTTTTAATAAAAGAAACTGTTTCTTCTTTTAATTTTTGAATATTTTCATAGAAATCAAACCATGTTTTTTCACTATTGATGTCTGTTTCTTTTTCCCAAACTAATAACGATTCGATTCTTGCGTTACAAACATCACGATACGGTGCGGTAGAAAACTTAAGAATATCACTATTTTTCTTTTTAATATAAATTCTAAAGCTTCCTCCGTTTACATCATTTAATTGACAATCTACAATTTTAAAATTAGCATCATTTAAAAGTTTGTTAATAGATTCTAAAGACCAATAATATACATGTTCATGACAGATATTATCAAATGCTAATTGTTTTATCATTAATGGTGTATAGCTCATTTGTAAAACAAATAAACCATCATCATCTAATACCGAATGAACATCTTTTAAAAATTCTATAGGTTCATCTAAATCATAAAACATAGCTATGCAAGTTATAACATTAGCTTTTTGATTTTTAAATTTTGACTTATTAAAATTATTTGACGTAAAATAATCTTGAATTATTTCATCTGCTACCTTTTCCGATTCTTCTTTAAATGAATTTTCTGCTGGGTCAATACCAAGTTTTTTAAATGTTTTTGGTACATAACTCAATAATGTTCCATCATTACATGCTATATCTAACCATAGATCATTTTCTTTAAAATTTTGTAAAGATATTATACTATCAACTATTCCGTTTAATTCTTT